CCCATAGTTAAAAACCCTCCTTTTGTAATCATGTCACCGCAATTGCGGCCGTGAGCATATCTACTCACGCAATAACTTGGAATGAATCTTGTGATTCGATAATAAGTAGTTCTGTATAAACGAAAGCCCCCATCAAATGACGGAGGCTTTACGTTTGTTTGCTAGTTAGCTAAATTAAGCTCTATGCAGTGTTACCCGCTTCACCGACGAGCCCGCGCACAACAACTAAGCCGTACATATCGGGACGAACCATCTTCTTGGCGTAACGAGTCATCACGCCCTTGCGGGGCACGAAGTCCTCGGGACCAAAGATAGTGGGAGTAGTCTGTAGCGGCACATAAGGTGCGTATACATACCCACTTTCTAAGAAGCTGGAACCTCTGCGGCCAACCAAGATGACATTACGTAGGAAATAAGGATCCACAATAACATCGAATTTCTTGGAAAGAGCACCGACCTTGACAGCACCGACAGAGCCGGTTTCGTCATCGTGAGTGACACTAGCACGGAAGCCAGCGGTAAACTCAAGGATGTTGGCAACTTCAGGTCCGCAGACGAGGAAGTTAGCTCCACCACGTAGAGTCTTACGATGGATCTGTGCAGAGACATCGTTAACTGTTTCAACTAACGTCTCATACCACTCAGAAACAGTACCAGTGAAGTCTGGAGCAGCGGAACTAGCACCAATTTCTGTACCAGTTGACCGGTTCACGAAGAGACCGGGAGAACGGGACCAGTAATAGGTAGCAGCCTGCGCGCCATTAACAAGATCGGCAAGGATCTCGCGGTCAATCTCAAGAGCAACTTGCTCAGAGAGAATGCTGGTAAGCTCGACTTCGGCATCCAAGTTGTGATAGGCATTAAGATCCTGACCCAACTCTGGAGTCCACTTAGCCTTCAACTTCTTGGTGACCGCGGTAACAGCAATGCTGTCTACCTTGATGTCGATCTCGGGGATTTGTTCACTCGCCTCAAGACCCCACAAAGTCGTACCAACAACGGAACCGAGAGCATTACTTGCTGCCAAGTTATCCCTAATTGCGTAGGAAGCCGAGAACTTAATTCCGGAGGTCGATTGGGTTGATATGCCAGACGCCTCAGAAGTAGTCAAGAAATACAACTGTATATTGTTAGTGCTAGAACCAGTATAATGCGTCAACCTTCTAAGCTGAGCAGTATTAGCCGGTGAAAAGGCGGTAGCATGCCCCGAACTGATGTTGTTTAGACTCCCGATACCACCAGATATTGTACCTAGATTATCATAATCCAGTTGACTCACTGTTCCATCAGTGTCGTCAGCGCCAGCTAGCGTGAGCGCGCTCTGTGGGATATCGACACGAACAACCCAATAAGCGCCGCCGCCGGCGGCAAGGCCGTCTCCAGAAGCACTGATTGCCATAAGATCTGCATCCCATAGAATCGATTTCTTCTGTGCTGGGCTGGCGCCCGTAAGGCCGAAAGCCGTTACCTGAGTTGAGGTACAGTTGACGGAACTGGAACCAGTGGGAGATGCATATGCATAACCACGGGCACCAACTGTGCGAGGACCGGAAAGATCTTCTTTAAGATCACCAATCAAGCTCACACCACCAGTAACCTGCGCACCTACCCGATTAGTACCGTAAATGGACTCATTGGCTAGGTTGCCCATGCGTCCAGGGCCGACCCCAGGTAAGTCCGCGCTGTCTGAAGCACCCAGATCCGGCGAGAACACGAAGTCAAGGAAGAAAATGAGTCCCGAAGGAAGACTCATAGGCTGAACGGAAACAAGATCGTTTGCGATCAAGCCTGCGAACACGCGGCGAACAATCGGAAATGCGACGGCCGCGAAGCCTTCGACATCACCAGCGCTCATGCTGCTGCTCTCACGGAGAAGTTCCTTGGCCTGATTTTCAAGTAGACGAGCCATACTCTGACGTTTACGGTCATTGTCAAGCCCCTCAAGAAGACCAGTCTTCTGCCATTTATTTAATAATGCGTTCCCTTCGGCCCGCATGTCGCGATTGACTACACCTTCTGTCAATCTTTCTATAATACTAGACATAATTTAATACCTCCTAAAATAATTGTTTATTTAATGCCTGCTAATTGTTGCATCCTGGTCAAAAATGGATCAGTCTGCGGTGCAGACTCATGACGAGTCGCACGAATTACAGAAGAAGGACGGTTAATAGCTTCGTTTAGTGATTGTGGCCTTCGCGTTGGCTTAGCCTCCACTGCGCTTTCAAGCGTATTGTGTATTGTCTTTGCTTCTGCAACAGAATCGGCTTTTGAAATAGCTTCGACAATTCTTTTCTTTTGTCGCTCATTCAGGGAGGTATTCCGTAGAACACGATTCGTGTAAAGCAAGCGAGCATTAGAAAGATTTACGTTTTGTAAAGTTTCCTTAAGCTCTTTTGTTGCTTGCTTATATTGTGAAAGACGCTCTTTGAGTTGTTTATTTTCGAAAACTAACTCTTCTTGAGCTTTCTTTAAAGTCTCTAAATCTTCTTCGACATCGGTGCTGCGCCGATGTGCTAATTCTTTTTCAATCTGATATGTCATATCTTCGGATGATCTACCGGCCCAGCCGGATAGTTCCGCACCCATGTCAACTGTTAATTTCTCTGCGATGGTATCAATAAGTTCATCGGAGATTTCAATTTCTTCTTTTGTGGTTTCTTCCTCTTCTTCTTCTTTCTTCTTCTCTTTCTTCTTCTCTTTCTTTGGGTCTCTTTCCTTTTCCTGTCTATATCCATAAAGTTCTACAAGTTCTTCATCATCGGAAAGCATTTCGGCAAGTTCTTCTTCATCAATCTCTAAATCTTCATCAATCTCAGCTTGGAGCGCTTCGACAGATTCGCGGAGGGCCCCGAGATCAAGTGTAACTTCAACATCTTCTCCCTCGCCGGGAATGTTCTTAAGATTCTTGCCGTCCATTTTGTTGGCGCCGTCTGTAGCGGCATAAGGAACGTCTTCTACATCTTCTTCAATGCCATCGGCTTCACCTTCGCCTTCAACACCTAAATCGGGTGCAGCAGGGGGGGCGCCTAAATCGGCAGCAGGGTCTGCGCCCAAATCTGGTGTGGCTCCAAGATCGGCTCCCAAATCTAAACCACCAAGCTCATCTTGTTCAAGAAGCCCATCTAATGCTGAGCGCACTTCATCAGAATATTTATCAATGATGGTTGATTCTGCACTTTTAAGCGCGGCTTCGCGTAATGCATTGGCATCCACAATAGCTTCCTTAAATAAATTTGACATGAAATATCCCCTAAAAAGATAATTTTCCTATGATAAATAGTGTTTTATATTACAAAAAGACATAATTTTAATTATCTGCAAATAGCCAGCAAACATTAGCGGTCAACCCATTCATATTTTAGTGTTACATCCCCAAAGGCCGGCTTTGCAATTGGTGTATGGGCCCGTTCCGAGATAGCAACTCCTATGAAAACATCATCGAAATTATCCCCAGCATTGTCTGAGATATAATCCTCCCGAGAATCTGAATCGGTGGCTTTGACGAACTGCCACGCATTGGACAAAACTGTCCCCTCGAAAAAGAGAAATGCATGACAGACTGCGGGAGTACCTACTTGGGCTATTCTATTGGATCCGCGATTTCCGGCGCGCTGGATGGATTTCCCCTTAAGGTCCTCGGCGCTGGTCCATACGAATCCACCGTGATAGCCTTCATCGTTCGTCAGGCTAGCACCATTTGTATGATAAACAAACCATTCTAATGTACAATCGCCATTGTTATCTTCAGTCGGAAAAGTTCCCACCGAAAGAACAAGATGAAGAATATCGGAATCCGAAGGAATGGCGCCGATACTGGTCAGATTTCGGAAGACGCCGGCGCTCGTCCAGGTGCCCTGATTCTGGTCTACAATTATAGTGCTAGTGGTTCCCAGGCTGGAAGCAGCATCTAGTACGCTATTTGGATCAGTCGAGGTTCCACCCGATAGATCTATCGTTGTTAAGGCGGCGGCGGCTTCTCCAGCAGGAGGGGATTCATAATTACCCTTAAATGCTTCTTTCAATAAACCCGGTATTCTTGTTCTTCGCATTATCTTAATTTTCCTTTATCAATCGTCAGTACGTTCGATCCATTCATACTCTAGTGTTACACCGTCCCATTCTGGCTTTCCAGATGGTGTAGCGCTCTGCTGAGATAAGGCAAACCCCAGCCAAACAGTACTGAATGTTCCAGAGGAATCGGTAGTGTAGTTGTGGCTCTCAAAATTGCCGTCTTGTGCCGTTGCATAAAGCTGGGCGCCACCGAGAGTCGTTCCATCAAAAGTGAAATACGCATGGAGGACTACCCAATCGCCGGCCAAGGTGATGGCTCCGAGGGCGCATGCGCCGGTGCGGTTCAGTCTGGACAATTTGTGGGTCGCATCTGCCTTCTGGGCGAATCCGCAGTGATAACCTTCGTTGGCGGCTATCGTATTACTTGGTGCAACAAATATTTCCAGCCTGCAGGACGAACCGCCCGGGTCTTCCGTTGGAATCGTTCCCACGTAAAACCTAACATGGAGAATACCAGTGTCTGAAGGAATTGAACCGATGTCTGTCATCAATTGACAAGGATCGCGACCTGCATCACAGATATTGCCATGGTTGAGATCTGCAACTATCTTACTTGTAGTTCCCAGACTGGATTCCCCAGCTAGTACGCTATTTGGATCAGTTTTTGTTGCGCTCGCAATATTTAATGTTGTTAGGCCCTCGGCGGCTGCAGCTGCCCCCTCAGAAGGAAGATAGTTTTCTCTATAGGCTTCTTTCAGCAAGCCCGGTATTATTACTCTTCGCATTATCTTAGCTCCAATACTTTATTAAGTTAATGAAGAAGAAATTCTATTAACATATCCTACAACATTGACCTTATCTACCATAGCGGCAAAGGCGTGAAGTGTATGGCCACCATTCAATAAAAGACCTGGAGCAACTAAATACGAACCAGCGGACGCACTAAGCGCAGTCGCCAAATGGGCTTTTACTCCTTCGCCGCCCGTAGGGTTGCTCCCGGTACCCGAATCGCCCCAACAAAGCGTCAGTACTATTTCAGCAGTATGAGTATTGTTGGCGTAAAGCCATATTTCATCCATATTAACTGCGCCAGATACGGCTGTATGTATTTTAGTTGCGGAACCAGAAGCAGAGCCGGTAATATGAATTGGTTGACCAGAAACGCTTGCCGATAAATGAATTTTTTGAAATGTAAAACTTGAAGGTGCTGCCATAATTTATCTCACTTTGTTTGTAAATAGTTTTTTATGAAAAAACTTGACTTGCTAATATGAATGATGCATTCGGAACTGCGCTTATACTACCACTAATCATTACATCTCCCTCAATGATCGCGGCAGTCGTGGAACCCAGAGAGGCCGAAACATCTAATGCGCTGTCGGGGCTCGTGTTATTAATGCCTACTTTGGTGCCGTTGCCTACTATACTAAGAATTTGGTTGGCGCCACACTTAAAGCTAATATTATTGCCAACAGCCGTATTCGTGATGAAAAAATTTTCGCCGTTATTTAAATAAATCGATGCAGCATCAGCACCATCATTCTCAAATACGATTTCTCTTGTTTGGGCAGTCCCTTTTCTCAATCTAAGTAATTCTGTAGTATCGGATCCGGATAATGTTAAAGTACCAGTACAAATTAAATCGCCACTAAATGTACCGGAAACGGCGGTAAGATTACCGGCCGTTGAAATGAGTGCCTTTCCGCCAAATAGACTCAAATTGCTTCCACTCAAAAGCTGAGTATTCACTTGTCCAGCAGTTAATACACCAGAGCCAGTTATTGTGTTAGCTGAAATCAAGCCAACTAAAGCTGTAATGTTTGAGCCCGTTACTTGATTCCCGGTGATTATTCCAGAGCCGGTTATTATATTAGCTGATATTAAGCTTGTTAAAGCTGTAATATTCGAACCTGTTACTTGATTCCCGGTGATTATTCCAGCGCTTTCTATTGCGCCAGTTACATTCAAAGCCCCCTTGAGGATCGATTCACCTTCAATGGTCATCGGGCCCGAACTAGAAATATGGCCGGCTGTTGAAATTACAGTTTTGCTTTCATTAATGTTCAAATTGCTGCCACTCAAAACTCCAAGTGACTTAACGGCAGACCCAGTTACTTGGCCGGCGGTTAATATGCCAGAGCCAGTTATAGTAGTGGTAACAGTTAGTGAGCCCGTAATCGATGCATTACCATTTCTCAAACCATCCCATTCGGTAGAAATACCAGTTAAGCCAGAACCACCACCAACAAATAGCGCACCAGATATTGTACTTCCGCTAATAATGCCGGCCGTTGTAATTACAGCTTTGCTTTCGTTAATATTCAGGCTGCTTCCACTCAAAAGCTGAGTGTTTACTTGTCCAACAGTTAATGCGCCAGAGCCAGTTATTGCGGTGGTAACAGTTAGTGAGCCCGTAATCGATGCATTACCATTTCTCAAACCATCCCATTCGGTAGAAATACCAGTTAAGCCAGAACCACCACCAACAAATAGCGCACCAGATATTGTACTTCCGCTAA